CTCCTGCTCAATAAATAGTACGCAGTCGTCGCCATTATTAACCAACGACCCACTAATTCCAAACTCACGCATGAAAGAATGCACAAGGGTTGACATAATCAAACAATTTCCTAAAGCGGTGTTCATATCGCCAGACATTCTAGTACCACTAATGGAATAAGATAATTCACCATCATGTGTGTACCCTCTAACTTTATTACTAACCTGCCACGACAACAAATTAGCCAATTTGTTGTCGCGGTATATTCCATTGTAAATGCTATGTTCCCACTTCAGACAGTGTGCACTCACGTGTTGATCGAAACGAGTGGCATCAAGCCCAATACCAATTGGTTGCTTCAACTTCCCCCATTTATTAGCTATTAACTTGCCTGTTTCCAACGCATTGAGTCCCTTGGCGACTGTGACCTCGCCAAACAACCGAGCGATCGCTACGTAAATGTCATGCTCGATACGTGACAAATACCGCCCTACTTCGATACCATACCTTGGGTGTCGTGGTGAGATTAGACGCATGACCGGATCCGGTTTAGCGGTCAAATTTATCTTCTCTACTTTGCCAAATAGTCTGATGTATGAATCCTTGCGGCACACAGGTGCTCCCAATAGGCTCCGCGCGGCATCACTATAAATCTTCTTCTTGCGACCCGTATATCGATCAACGAATTGCTCCGTCGAGAAAGGGGTGACAATCCCGAAGTTATTTATAATGAATTGCTTTTGGTAAAACAATCTCACATCAAATTTCTCTGGATTAGGTACTGGAGGTGGAGCATACTCTTTGTTACCAATGACCTGGTACATGGGATGTGTGGGATTCGGACAATTACCTTTATCATACCCAACAAATATTGCTCTTTCTAGTACACCACGTTTCAAGTTGTTCAAGGAAGGGTTGTGCGCTGAGAAGGTCACCTGTGTGGACAATCCTGCCACAGTGTGAAACCTGCGCACCTTGGTCAAGCTACCCGACCGGTATTGCACCCTCAATCCTGACCACTGTAGTACAGTATCATTGGAATCGTGGCCGGGTGCTACCGCTGGGCAGCCTCAATCTCTCGTGGGCTTCCTGCCCTGTGTGCCCCAGAACCAATGGGAACGCACGGGTTGGTCCATCTTATGAAATGATTCCAACACCTCGGGCAGGGCCATAATGTCCTCGGCAGTAATTTGTGCCAATGAAGGCACAAACACCATCTTAACAAGTATGGGCAAGAAAGCATCAATGTTGCTGGGGCGCATGTCGGGCCATTGCTTATTGATCTCCTTGACCAGAAAATCAGTCACGGTGATCACATTGGCATCGGAAAACTTAGGATAAAGAAGTTTAATTCGACAAAGGCTGACCAACTGAGAGAGAGGCCGCAAAGTCTTAAAGTAGATCTTGGAACGAGCACGTTGCTTTAATTCGTACTCGCCCAATCTAGGTTCAGAGTCACTGGATTTGAAAGTGAGGTGATCATCCTCGACTTGCTG